CTCATTTTTACTCTCTCCTTTCCACATAGTCCCTGTATCCCAGGGGTGTGGAGTATGTCGGTGTACCAGTGGCACACTCAAGTCATAAGTTAGGTGGTCCCTAAGGGATAGTGAGAGACCACCAAACTATATCTTAAACGGGTACCTAAGTACCCCTTAGGTGACCTAGGCATATCCTTGGTCAATGTACATCTCTTCCTCGATTTCTTCCACGTCTGCGTCGCCCTCGTCGTTATATTTTGTAACGTCGTGGACTGTCAATTCAGTCGCTTGGAAACCACAACAAGATGTCTCGCCTGGTAACTCGTCATAAAACGCGTCTTGTGCTAGTTGAGTCATGGCCGTATCGTCGGTGACATCAAAATCGTCATCAACTTCAACCGTAGTCTCAAAATCATACTCAAGCACGTCTTGACCTGTAATAGTTAAACGAACTTCTTTCATGGTTGTCTTTCTCCTTTTCGGCGGATTTATTCTACCTTAGCATGGCCTGTTAAACCGTGTCAAGGATTTTATTTGTTAACTACGTTAAAAGCGTCGTCATTGTCATCAATGCGTGCTTTTATTATGCCCTTAATATCGTCCACATCGTACCCAATAAATCTTTCGCGGTATGAAAACGCGTCATCATCACCATGATATACGCACACTTGTGTAAGTGCGTGGCCAACGTCAATAAACACGTTGTAATTACAATAATCGTATTGGTGTTGTTCTAAAATAGCCATGTTATTCTCTCCTTTTAGGCGTATTTATTCTATTAGTCATAACGTGCCTTTCATGATTGATATAGCTAGCCAACACGTAACCGCTATGATACTAAATACTGCTATAATATCTCTATTCATCGTCTTCTCCTTGCCTGGGTACAGGCCCCCAGGCGGGCCATATTGTTTTAATCTAAAGCGGGTAACATCTCTAATTCAGACGCCCCTTTACGTAATAACGCACGTTTAACGCATACTTTATCAACGTAAAATCGATACTCTCTATCGCCATTGTCATATTTACGATGTGTCACGCAATGTTGCACAAAATCGTGCGAATTGCTCCCGCTTGTCCCCACAACAACGGACACGTCGCCCGTTTCTTTAACTCCGTAAGATTTGCCCCCTTTATAGGCGCATGAATTAATTGTGTTCCAAATTGGATAACTTCTACTCATTTCTTTCTCCTTGCCTGGGTATAAGCCCCCAGGCGGGCTGTATTGTTTTAATCGTTTTGTTGCTTATACCATTCTTTAACTATGGTTTTAAGCTTACGATTCTTTGTTTTTAATTGACTAACTTTTTGATTAAGTTTTGCCACGAGTACGTCAACGCGTGCGTTGTTTGGCTCGTCAAACTTAGTCATTAAGCTGTCGGATATCTTTTGTTGAAACGCTTTAATTAAATAAGCATTTTCGGCGATATCTTCCTCGTAGATTTGAATATCTAAATCGTCCATAACTTTCTCCTTTTAGGCGAATTTTATTATCCTAATAGGCCCACACATGCGGGCCTTTCATCGTCTCTACGAATCATCAGTTAGGCTACTTTTTTGTTTTCTGCTTTCTCTTTTTTGTAGATTTTATTGAATTTTTTAGTACGGCTTTTTACTATCCAATTCATGAACGTGTCCACCCTGTGCGGGTCAAAATCAACAAGCATTGGGTAACCATTATCGGCCCAATCAAGCCACTTATCAAGGTAATAGGCTAAAGTAACGTTTTTCTCTGCACCAAAATCGTCATTGATGATTATAGTGCGCACGTCCGTGACGTCCGCGTTGTTGTATTTTGGGTGTCTTGTCTCGTAAGTCAATAACTCTTTGCCGTGTTTTTCTTGTATGCCTGAGAACCTAACTTTATTTAATTTATCTTGTTTAACTTTTGATATTTTACTCATAATATTATCCTCGGATTTTTAACCCTTTGGGTGATTAATCCTGTATTCTTGTTACTGTTTCGTTGTGCCTAGTATTAACATTTTTGAAAACGTCAACATGTTGGCCGTCCGCGTCTCTACGTGTGTACATGTACATGTAGTTGTTCGCGTCCTCTATGGACATCAAACCGCGTCCTATAGCGTTGTTAAACGCCTCGTGGCTTTGTCTTGTGGATATAATTTCCATGTCTTTCTCCTTGTGCTATTTTCTGCGTTTCCGCGTCGTCAGTGAGCGCGCACACGCTCAGAATAACGTTAGAAAAAATTAATGTTATGAAGTCAAGATGTGTTGTAGAATTTCACCCAATCCAAGGGCCTAGGCCGTCCGCGTTTGCTAAGCGCTTAACTGTTCCCCGTGGAACACCGTGCCTGTTCTTGACTTTCTCCCTAGCCTACCCTTGGTGCTTCTCGCTTTCGCCTAATCACGCTGGGCATCTGCCGTCCGTCCTCGTTTCCGCTGTGTCGCTGTTTGTTCGACTCTTTCACCCTAGCACAAGACGCCAAAACAAGTCAAGTTTTTTTTTAAAAAGTCAATGATTACGGTGAGATAATTTTTTTTTCCGAGCCATTCCACATCGAAAAAAACAGGCCAAAAACGGCCCGAAAATCCAAGGGCCAAGGCGTGCGCATGCTCGCGAGATTTAACGCGCTATGCGTGTGCGTCGCGTGTGTATACGCGCGTAAATATGCCACGTTCCCGTTGCGCGTCCCCCGTGCGTCCCGCGCGCGCGCATGTGCGAAAAAAACAGTCCGTCGCTCATACAGGCCAAAAACAAACAGACAGACACTCCAACGCGCGTGGGCATGCGTTACGCGTCCGTGTGCGTTATCGTGGCGTACGGCGTCGTCGTCGGTCTCCATCGCGTTAACGCGCGGTTCGTCGCCTGCGAGTTTATGGGCGCGCGAGTTTAGCGCGAGGCGCCGACGGGGAGTTCCGCCCGCTGGCTATATCGTATACCATCTCAGATTTTTGTATCAAAATATTCTACAATTGGTTACGAACTTTACGTAGCATTTCACACAATTTAACGGCCCGCCCTGGTGTCTGCTCGGCCCACTTTGAGTCACATAATTCAAAACCCGCGTCTTCATAACGTTCTTCATTTATATGCTCAATAGTTTTCTTAAAACGTTTAAAACCTGTGGTTCCCAGCTGAAATACCATCTCTACTGCGATGCCTCTGACGGTGCTAGGGAGATAATCTACCCCATTTTGTTTAGGAAAAATACGATAACTACCCTCTAATGCGTTGTTAAAGTCTGTTTCAAACACCTCTTCCCACCCTTCTTGAGTAGTAGGGATGTCTTCTCCAGGGAGTATCTTATGCCCATACCCTCCAGTTTGGTGTTTTTCTACAATTGATTTACCATTTACATCATCATATTTTAAAGTGTAAGGGTTAAGACGGAAACCTTCATGTTCTTTTACCCTATCTTTTACCCCCGCATATTCATCTACAGAGTCTCCTAAGGTAATACTTAGGCTTAATCTATCTTGTCCATCTGCCATTAGTGTGGTATCTCCTCATCATCTTTTTTAATATACTGTAATTCATCTTCCCAAAAGTAAGCATATATATCATCTAATATGTTGATAACTTCCTGACAATGATGTGTCAATTGTATGTCATCTTTATGATGGTAATAGGCATAAGCTACTAAGTTTTTTACTTGTAAATGAAGACTATCAAAACTTCTTCTTAAATCCATGAGTCACTCCTAGGGGTACGCCCTATACTTGACTCCATGAAGTTATCTAATTCTACACTGAGTAAATGTTCTTTGTGTTGGTTATAGGATAGAATGGCATCTCTGTCCATTCTGGTTACCCAATAGTTAGCTGCTATTGCTAATGCGTCTACAGCATCGTCGTGTTTCAGTGCCCCTCTATCTCTTGTAATACGTGTTAGTTGTCTAAATAACTGGTGGTCAGGTTCTAGTTTAAAATCCTCACGTATTAAGGACTCATCAACAACTAACTTGTGATTATTCATAATAGGTTCTAAAGTATCAATAATACGCTTTTCTTTCTGCGTATGATGTCTTACTTCTTCTACTTCACAGGGGTGTATCTTAGCTAACACTGGCTTTATAAGCTGTGTAGCCATGCCATCACCAAAGTTACTTTCAATGGTAATGTAATTTACGTCTTGTTTCTTAGCAATTCTCGCTAGTTTTTCTAAAGTTTCTTCAGAGTATCCACCATCTAGTGCACCCACAGCGGTGAGGTATAAGACTCCATGTAACATTTTAAGTACAGCATACGCTGTTTTGTCCTTACCTCTACCACTAGGGTCAATAGACATAGCTGTTCCTTCAAACTCTGTGTACTCATCTGACATGTGCATAGGGCCTACGTAGTAGTCTCCCTTTAGTCCCACATTGGGGACGTCACTGTCGATAGCTTTTATTTGTTCAGGACCTGAGGCCCACTGTATTTGTGCTGGGGCTTCTGTCCAAGTGGAACAACCACTCAAAATTATTAAATCATTTAGTTTTAATGGGTATCTATTAGCGTCAGACATCGTAGTATCTAACATAAACTGCAGGTTAAACCCACTACGTCCGTAGGATGCTAGACGTTCCATCAAATCTATCTTGTTAAATCTGTCACTATCCGTAGGTTCACCCTCGGTTTCTTCTTTATCCGCGATTATAGATGCTAATTTAGCCCCATATCCGATACGTTGTGTGTTAGTTGGATACAATGCTGGCCATATTTTAGTCTTATAACCACGTTCTTCTAGGCCATTATAGAGTGACATCTCTGTTTGAGGTGTACCTAGGAAAATAATACGTCCTACTTTTGGTTTAATAATAGCATCAAATTCTTTTACAGTCTCACCAAGCCTGTCTCTCATCAGTTGTGTCTGTGAGTTGTTGGCTGATTCAACGTCATCAGCAATAATTAAATCAGCACGACTCCCTGTTAACTGCCCAGTTATACCCATGGACTTAACAGAAGGGGCGTGTGAGGCCTTTGCAGGGCCCACATCAAAGCTAACCTTACTGGAACGTTGGTCATTATGTGGTTGTAAGTGTTCTAATAGAGGCATCTCAGCTATAAGTCGCTGTGTAAATGTACTGAAATCACCAGCCCTACTTTTAGCTGCAGAGATAACTAAGATGTTCCTTTGGGGGTTGAGTAAGAGTTGGTGACAAACAAAGGCAGAAGTTATCCAAGATTTCCCCACGCCTCTAAACGCTTGGATAACTAATCTTTTGTCTGGACTTTGTAAGTAATCGGCAATATCGTACTGTACCGGTGTTGGTTGTGGTAATAATAAATGTTTCCAGCACAAGTATAAAAAGTTTTTAAAGTTCTTTACACCTTTACTCATCATGGTCAAACGGTAAATCTTCTAATATGCTTGTAGCCCTTTCAACTATTTCAGGTTGGCTGTACGTTTTACACACATCTAAACATACTTTCATCTCAGATGCTGTAAGTTCCTGTCCTGATTTAAGTTTGTGATAGGCGTGCATAACCAGCAAAACAGGCAGTTCGTCCAAAACCTGTTTTACTGTTTCTTGTTGACTTTCGTCCATTATATACTCCTAAAGTTAAGTCGCAGTCTCCTGCCTTTTTAAACTTAACCTATCCACCAAGCTAGCATTATAACTAATAACTGGCTTGCTGCTAAATAAAGCTTGCCTCGCCATGATAATGAGTTCCACATTATTGAAACGGGTTGAGCTAATTCGTCTTCTAGCTCTTCATTAACATCGCCGGCGACGTCTTTAATGTCATCTTTTTTAAACATACTACACTCCTTAATATTTTAGTGGGTTTTTTA